GCTTCAATTAGTTCTTTACTCATAATCAATTACTCCATATTCATATCGTTCATCATCTGAAGTTCTCCACTTGAGAGCATCTTCAACATCCCATTGTCTGGTATTAATCTTTCTTTCAATTAATGTACCCGACTTGGTTGTGAATGATGGATCAAATAGACGAACCCGGTTGTTTGGCTGGATGGCAAAGTTGCCATCATCTCGCAGAATGACATGACCACACTTGTGCTGTCCAGGATTCTGGCTAAATCCTGTGTTTAGGATATTATCGTCTGGTGCATGCCAGTCTAATGTGAATAGATACTTGCCATTAACGAATTCACCTGATCTAGCGACATATGTCATTCTCATGTTTCGCATGGCGTAGAATTCTGTAGCCGTAACATGGGATGAGAATGAATTCCACAAGACCAACTCATGGATATCAACTTCAGGTACACCCGGCCTTGCACAGAAAGCGCTAATTGGCATTCTCCACCAAACACCGCCATCCTCCATTAAAAAATGGAATAGAGGGCTTCTGGAGGGAATTGAGGTTACTCCGAAGATAACGCATGGGAAATACTTATCATGAGAGTCAGCTTGATCTCTCAGATAGTTACCACGAACATAGCATTCAATGGAAGGGATGTTTGCATTTAATTCAGGCATTATTCTGAATCGCTATCATTAGTATGTTTATGAGCGCATAAGAAAATTAATAATTCCTCATCTGTTAAGCCCATTGATGTTACTGGTACTGTTGATACTTCAAGATCCACTTAAACCGCCTTTGTGTATTTAATGTTTAATATTTCTGGTCCAAATATACCAGAGTTTGATGGTCTATATTGCACACTATCTAATTCAATTCTATCAAATGTATCAATCACTGCTCTAAATGCCTCTGTCATTTCAACCTTCGCTAAGTGAGCGCCCATGCAGTAGTGCATTCCGGCACCAAAAGACAAGTCCTTACTATGATTTCTTCCAAAACTGAATTCATCTGCATTTTCATAAACTGTTTGATCTTGATTTGATGAAGCGATACTTGTAAAAACAAAAGTCCCTTTAGGAAAAGTAACGCCTCTGTACTCAATATCTTCAGAAGCAATTCTTAGAGTTCCTCTAATTGAAGATGTGAGTCTTGTAATTTCTACAACCGCATCTGAAATCTCATCCCTATTATCTTTAATCTTTTTATAAATATCTGGGTTTTCACAAAGATATACAAACATCATGCCAAGATGACTAACAAGAGTTTCTATCCCTCCACTAATCATGGTTGCAATTAATAAAAATACTTGAGGATCAGTCAATCCCTTTTCCCCATACATTGGAGATACAAGTTTTGAAATAAAGTCATCTTTAGGATCAACTCTTCTATCATTAGTTAATTTTGTAATATATTTATAAAATTCATTTTCAGCATTCTTCAATTCATTAATATCAATTGCAAAGTTTTTAGAAACTGGACTTGCAAATACTGCACCCCATTTTATAAATTTTTCCCAATCTTCTTTTGGAAGCCCAACAGAATTGCAAAGAACAGTTATTGGATAAATATTGCAGAAATATTCCATGAAGTCTGTATAACCATTATTAATAATATTTTCTAATAAACTCTTAGCATAGGAATACGAAAAATCTTTTTGATCCATAGCAGCTGACTGAGAAAATGCTGGTGCTGCTATATGTCGAATATGTGCATGTTCTTCTCCATCCATTGCGCTAAGAGTATTGTTTCTTTTTGCTACAACTTCTGGATTGTGTTTATCCCTAAGAGATTGTAGTACATGTAAACCACTATGCCATCTTTTATCTCTAAGAATATTTGTAGTATCTGAATTCTTTACGATGTAATAACCTATAATAGATTTACATATCCAAAAATCTTTAGATATTTCTATCAATTTGTTAATTTGCTCCTTTCTTGTTTCAAAAGGAGTTTCTGTATCAACAACAAGAAGATGCGCTTCAATAAATGGCATTTCTAACTCTGAGACCAACATCTTATTCTCCATCTTGATATAAAATCCCTACATCACTTGGCAAGAGCATTGAGATAGCTTTTTCAAACAGCTCTTTATATTTATCACGCTCTTTTGTCATTTCTTGAAGTTCTTCCCAATAAGAAGGCACTCCTGTGAGAGTATGAGCGTTATCGATTCTTCTTTTGTATTCATCCATATTCATATCAAGATCCTTTTGTAAAATTAATGTTTAAAGCAAAACGGTATGGGTAATTAACAGGATTACTACCTGCATGCATGATACTACCATCAAAAATGATAGCAGTTCCTTTTTTTGGATTAATTCTATGACTGATCCGGCCCTGCTCTGTGTAGAAGAATGTCGGTCCATCAGAATCGTTAATATAATATAAACAGACCATATGGGGGAAATCTGTCCCATCATCGTATTTTAAATCAGTATGGGCTGGCTGAGGCTTGTATGCCGCCACTGTAGGGTCTGGTGTGGTGCAATTAACTTTTGCTCTTACAAGTTGAATACCTCCATACATATTAAAGAGTTTTCCAAAGACCGGCATGATAATGTCAAAATGAGGAGATACCTTGTCTTCTTCATGCATATACAAGTGATGAGTTAACTGCAATTTTGGATCATAATCCCTTTCATCACCATAAATATGAATTTTATGGAATCTATATGGGAACTTTGGATCTTGAACATAATCTTCAATATAATTCTGTTCTTCTTTTGAAATAAAACTCTCAATTACATTAAACATCTTTATTCTCCAATATTGTCATTGCACTATCAATCGCTTTCCATAAAACAGGCCATTCACTACGATGTTTTCTAAGCACATGTCTATGATACTGAGGAACAGCCCCTTCATCTTTAATGGCGTTCAACATTTGTACTAAACACTGTCTATAAAGATCTCTTTCATTTTTAGTATGAAATAGGTCTAGAGATAGTTTTTCAGATGCTTTCATCCAAGTATTAACCTGTCTTTCGTAATCTTGGATACTTTGTCTCATATCTCTAATTGTTGAATAATCTTCGTTACACATTTGTTTTCTTTCTTGTAAAAACCAAAGCCCCATGTTTTTCAACATGAGGCGATGGCGTAACTATAACGATCCTCAAGGTAGCCTGCACTTGCGTAACAAACACCAGAGGTGTCAATATTATTATACACTATCGACTGTTTTTATAGAAGCCGCCACCCTTGAGTTGAACTCCGGGTGATGAGTATACAGGTTTAAGAGCATCTCCACATACTGGACAACAGATGATCTTCTGATCTTCGGTAATCTTTCTTGTTTCTTCAACCTCATGTCCACTGAGGCATTTATATTGATAGGTCGGCATTATCTTTCCTGTACAAAAAGTTGGAATGGTGAACCTGTGTATGGATCAAATTTTGATGTTATCGAAAGAGCCTTATTAATAGCAGCTTTAGATTTTTGAACTGTGATTTGTTTCCCGCCTGTAATGGCTTGTATTGCACCCAAAGCGTATGAAGAGCCGGTACCAATAGCGTACACACCAGTCCGATCAGAAGTCCAAGAATAGTCACCATCAATAATATATATTACACCATTTACAGCTACTAAGATTGTAGAAGAATGCTCTGATATATGTGTCTTATCTTCTGCCAAGTCTGGCATTGCATAACCAGTATTTTCAAAACACACCTGAAGGTTTGGTATAAATTTTGTTGTTATGAATTCATCCAGTTGCTCTCCACCAGTCTTGAATGGTGGAATTGGTGGATTAAAGGCATGGTGCAGGATATTAATGGCTCTTACATCTCCAGCGGCTCCTAGCAAATATCGACCTTTTTGAGCAATCTTGCATGATCCTGTGCCAAGAGTTGTTATTTGATAAGCAAATCCGCTTTCATCAAATGACGAAACTCTAGAGTCTGTACCTACAACGCAGTAGTCATCACCCTGAATAGCAACAATAGTAGTCATGACCCAGTAACCCAGATTAACAAAATCGCTACCAAAGAGCCTACCATTACAAATGTTAATACTTCTTTCATATTGATCCTTGAGAGTCTTTTGTCTTCATCGGTAGAAGAAATGTATTATCTAACCACATAACAGCGATTGAGCAATAACCTACAAGATCCAATGCTGTATCCAGCAACGGTTCATTTTCAACCATTGGCTTATTACCATTAGATGTCAAGTTGGTTATACGACCAATTTTATCGTACATTCTAATAGCTAGACCGGTAATACCAAATTTAGAAATATTGGTTGGACCGTAATCATTCTGCTTTTTAATCAAAGTGTTAATTAAATCAACTTTAAAATATTCAAAATCACCATCATCCATAGCAATATCTTTAGCAACGGCTATTGCAAAAGTTGAAAGTAAAAAAATAAACTTTTTGTGCAATAAATCAGTTTGCTCATTTCTATCTTGTTTAAGATAAATTTTACTATTAATATACAAATCTAATATATTTTTTAGATTATCTAGATTGCTTCTACCAAATTGAAAAGATGTGCTATCACCATCTAGGAAATAGAATGTGTTGATTTTATTTTTTTCAAAAATAGGTTGATTGCTGTCGCTGTAGTTAAACAGTTGCTCAACAGCATCAGCGACAGCATTCTCCCAATAAATAAACCTATCTTTTTTAAGATTGTGGTTTATAATATGCATTTACTTTGATCTTTCTGCCTTTGGGTCAAGAATCTCAAAGCTTCCACGACTTACTTTTTTAAAGTAAAGTCTATTTGCATTATAAAAATTATAAATAGTTGGTGTTGAAACATTCAATTCTGTTGCAACTTCTGCAAAGTTAATAATCTTGCCTACATTTTTTGCAAGATAATCCTCAATCATCTTTGTCTTAGATGTTCTACGACCTGACTTTTCTGGTTTTTTTGATGAAAAATCAAAATGAGCCATCCATTTAAGGACTGAATCCTTATTTAATGAATAGTATGAAACAATTTCGTTTACAGACTTGTCTTCTGCAAAGCCTGTGATTGTTGCATAAGCAGCCCGGCGCTCATCTGCCTCGGTATCTGCTGGGATTTCTTTGATATAGGTATCAATTTGAGCTCTAGTTAACATTTTGTGACCTTTCTACTCGCTCGGAAAGTAGCATAGCACCTTTTTTTTACAAATGTGCACAATTTTGAAAAAAATATAAAGATATAGCGCCCTAGTTCACGATCATAATCTTGCGAAATACAACCGCCCAAGGCGCTATATCAAACTTTTACTTTTTTAAATGCCAATCAATGTGGTCGTCTAACTTTTCTCCGACAGAACGAACATCTTCATGCAGATTCTGGAGGGTTTCATAGACTAAGTTATGATCCTGCTTATTTTCTTTTCTTGTTTTTTGAATTAAAGCAACAAGAACGGAAAAAACGCCAGTAATAACAACCGCTACGATACTAGCATCCATTTTGATCAGTCATTAAGAAGAAACTTGGCAATAGTTTCTACTTCCATATCAAATTCACCGTACTTTGATGCGTGATCGTTAAGAATTGCAATTAAATCAGACTTCTTAACTTCTGGGTCAAGAGGTACTTCTTTTGTTGGAGCAGTCTTACCGGCACCAGATGTAGGTGTATCAGCAGAACCAGCAGTTGGGATGCTTGTAACCTTCTTTTCTGGGTCAAGAGGTACTTCATTCATCATAGCTTTGATGATATCCCCCTGTGAACTGTGCCAAGCGGCAGCTTTGATATGGTCTTGCATTGTTTCAGCAGCAGACTTTGCCATTGCTTCGTGCCAAGACTTCATTGAATCATGATCTTGAATCATTTTATCAACATTGTATTTCATTTCTATTTCTCCTTGTTAAATAAATCTCTAAGCATAGAGATAAGAGTTGATACTGAATCTTTTTCTTCATCATCATCCTCTTCTTCCATTTCGTCTTCATCTTCCATTTCTGGATTGACTAGACCATCAGGAATTAGGGCAAAACGGCACTTACCATAATGCTCTACTTTTTGGCTTAAAATCTTACAGACACCTTCGCCTGCATACAAAACACAGTTGTGACAATGAACTCCGATTGATTTTTCGTCATTCTCCTCTGCTGTTTCATATTCAACCCAAATTCCGGTTCCTTCCTGATCGAAAGGACCAAATCTTTCAGCGACCATAACGAGAGCTTCAGCAAGCGCTGCCTCTGGCTCTGCCAAGTCTTCTGCGACCTTATTGACATTTTCTTTCATAGTTCTATATCCTCCACCCCTTTTCTTGTATTCACGAACTAACCATGCATTTGCATATGCTGAGGGGTATACATCAAATTTAGCTTTAGCTTCGGCTTTCACTCTAGCATAAAGTTCTGGATTAGTAGGTACATTTGCTTTTTCCATTTTTTCCTTATCTGTGGAGACATATATTGGCTTTTTGCCATCTCTATTTTGACTAGATTCTGCTCTTCTCTTTCTTCTAACTGCTGATGCAATTTGCTCAGGAGTCATTCGGGCAGCTCTAGATGCTGGTACACACTTTGGGTACTTACCTGTACTAGCATCGCTTCTTCCACATGGCTCAAAACCGCCTCCCTGTTTTGGCCTAGAAATATCAACCCATTGCTCTCTAAACCATTCTTTAAGTGATTTAACTACATTGTCAACAGTTTCAAGATTTTCGTCTTTTTTAGTATCGTATTCGCCGGTAGCAATGCCCTGAACAGTGGCTTTTCTCTTAGCCTCACCCATTGACTCAGCGTCACCTCTGGTGTAGAGATAGCATTTACCGCTATCTCCCCATTTAAAGCCAGGTTGACCGTTTTCTGAGCATGGATTTACAGGCATAGTAAATATATTTTATCATCTTTTACTTGTAATAGCTGTAAAGATCGTCTCTTTCCCATCTTTGGACAGGTATGTATAAAGCATTAAACTCGGCATAGGCTTGCTCTGATGAATAATAGATCCTAGCATATGCCTTTCTTGCACCTTCGTCATAAACTGGACATTCTGGATTTGGATCTAAATATAGGGCTTTAAACTGATACATATCTTCTTCCCAATGTATTGCATTAACAACTTTAAGTTCTTTCATACAATAAGGGCATATTTTTACAGGGTAAGGAAAATCTTTAATGAGCCTACCCATGATTAATCCGGGAATATTTTGACTGTTTAATCCAGGAACATTATTCATCATTTTTACCTTTAATTAGGAAATCAATAATATCATCAACATTTTTCTTTGCGATATCAATACCATCCATTAAACAAGCTAACTCTTCAATATCCATAACATAATCGTCTGAAGGACTTGAGATATAGAAAATTGGTGCATATGTGTCTTCAAATGGTATTGCTTTAATAACTATTTGAAGAGTCTCATAATCTTCACTATCTTCATTATTGGTAAATGGGGTTATCCTCATCATAATCAATCCCTTCTTCCGTAACCGTAATTACATTATAGTTTGCAATAATCAATTGCTGGGCTAATATTGTTAGCATTTTTGTTTCTTTAGTAATTTTACCGCCAAAGAAAACAACAATTATATAATCAGATGGCTTTATCTTATTAAGAATAAGAAAATTTTTATCTTTCAATATTTTGCATCTTTTATTTCCTGAAAAAGATATATATACTTTTAAGAATCCAGATGTTGATGCTGGTGATACATATACATCAACAATAGATTTAGAAATAACTTTACAAAAATCTTTTATATGTTTATGTGGATAGCCAGTATCTGAAAGAGCCAGTATCTTCTTATCCTTCAAAGAGTTCTCAAGGTTTGCCATTTGTTTTTGAAGCATATAAAGCTAAATTGATATTTAACAAAAAAACAATAATTGCAGGTCCAGTGTATCCGGGATCAAAATCCCATCCTGCTTTCAAGGCGATGTTTACAAGAAGTGTATTTACAATAATCCAACAAGAAAATAAGAAAAAACTCATATTGCTACTCTACCAGATGAAGTGAATGCTTCGTAAGTGATTGGCATTTTTTTTGCAAAAACATCTTCAATTGCAACTGCATATTGATTAATTTCATATTGAGCATTGCTTTCATTTCTTAATGAAATAAAGTTTATTAAACTTCTTGCATTAACAGTCCAAATAAACTCTGTATACTGTGCTACTGGTAATACACATCTAGCAATTTCTTTTGCAACTCCAATATCTACTAAACTATGATAACCCCAATTAGCCATATTGATTGCATTTTGAATTGTAAGATAAAATTCATCAATAATCTTTTGATCTTCAATTTGTTCAAAAGTATAAGCTCCGGGTTTACCTACTTGTTTTCTAATATTTTCAATTGAAGGTACATAATAATCAATCTGATCAGGCTTATGATATCTCATACTCATTTCATTAAATGATGACCATCTATGTCTCATCCATTCTCTTGTAACAAAAATTGGTGCTTTTACATGAAACTTAAATACAGAGTGTTCAAATGGTGTTGCGTGTTTATTCTTCATTAAGTAATTGATTAATCCAACACATGATTCATCAATCTCGTTCTTTCGGGCTGCAAAAGAAACCTTTGCTGCATTAACAACATCTAGATCAGAAGCCATAGAATCAAGTAATTCTACAGAGCCGTGATCTAGGATTTCATAGAAATATTCATTACTCATGGCCTGTATACTAACAGAAGAAATAAAAAAAATTTGGATTTTTCCAAATTTGTGATTTTTTTCTGATATGCTTCGCATCGGCAGATGCGCTAGTATACTAAGAACACTAAGTATACTGAAGTACACCAAGATATACCAATGTATAGATAGTGTACTAATAGTGTACTGATAGTATTATATATATATGAGAATTATAGCAATTATAGAAACTGAAGACTGCGGACCTTTCGTAGTTCTGGACTCCGAAGCTATTTCTCTAATAAAATGTTCCGACTTTTACATAGCTGCAACATATTGCGCTTTTACTGGCAGAGCACTAACTTCAGAGATTAATTCTGATTGTGCTGATAAGTTAATCTCAAATGGTGTAAAATGTCTAGACTTCAATGAAGAAGTTACTGACGGTAAGCCAATCAAGGACAAGAAAAAAGATTAATCATTTATGAAAAAAATAAGTTGGTTCAGTGTTCAAAGCACAGATATAAGCGGCGCTTTATGGTCCAGTCAAGGATACACAAATGCTGCAGTTAGTATGATTACTGCTCTTCAGCAAAAAGAGACAGCTGTATTCTTTAATAATCCAGATATTCCATTTCATATTAACTTTTGTCAACCTTACTACTATCAACTATCCAATGCATACAATATTGGTTACACACCTTGGGAATCTACAAAGATTCCAGAAGGCTGGTTATATAACATGAATATTTGTAATGAAATTTGGACAACCTCTAATTTTGTAAAAGATGTTTATATAAATAACGGTGTAAAAAATGATATTTATGTAATACCTCATGGTATTTCTGAAGACTTTAAAATATATGAAAGAGAATTATCTGATAAATTTAATTTTTTACATATAGGTGGAGATTCTAAAAGAAAAAACGCTCAACTTGTTGTTGATGCTTTCCTAGAATTATTTGATGGCAATGATGATTACAGATTAATTCTTAAATACAACAAGTTCTGTTTTGCAGAAATCTATCTAGATGGTAGATTGGTATCAGCTGATCAGCACCCTCAGATTATAGGGATTCCAGATATTTTGTCTAATGATGAGATTATTCAGTTGTACAATAAATGTCATTGCTTAGTATACCCAACAAGTGGAGAGGGGTTTGGGATGATTCCTTTTGAAGCAATGGCTACTGGTCTACCAACAATTGTAACTAATCTAACAGGCTGTGCAGACTTTGCACATTATGGAATCCCTCTTAGTGCTGAATACGGTGAAGCAACTTTTAACAGTCATGCTCATAGTGTTGATACAGGTGACTGGGCAATTCCGGATTTTGATGAATTGATTATGCACATGCAGAATGTCACAAACGAATATGATCTCTTTAAAAAATCAGCATTTAATTCTGCAAAAATAATCCACCAAAACCATTCTTGGGAGTCAGTTGCTGGTATGATTCTGTCCAGACTCCAAGAGTTCGAAAAAAAATATTACACCTAAGTAATAACTCTTGAAGTTTATTTTTGATTTGGTAACATTGTTATCTATCTTTTAAGGAGTTTGTTATGGTGTTAGGTTCTTCCAGTGATGGGATTTTTTCTTTTAAATTAAGTGATGATTTTGTATCTTTGTATAGAGATAAGAAACCACCTTTTGGTTATAAAGATGCTGCTGGCAATTCAGTTGGCGAAATTACTTTTTTGAGGACATATTCTCGTAAAAAGTCGGATGGTACAAAAGAAACATGGGTTGATGTTTGTGAGCGTGTAATCAATGGCATGTATTCTTTACAGAAAGATCATTGTAAAAAAAATCGTTTGCCTTGGAATGGTGTAAAAGCACAAGCAAGTGCTAAAGAAGCTTTTGATCGTTTGTTCAATCTTAAGTGGACACCACCCGGTCGTGGACTTTGGATCATGGGCACACCTTTAGTTAATGTGCATAAAAACTCAGCAGCTCTTCAGAATTGTGCTTTTGTTTCTACATCTGAAATGTCTAAAGATAATCCAGCAGAGCCTTTTGCATTTTTGATGGAAGCATCAATGCTTGGTGTAGGTGTAGGTTTTGATGATAAAGGTGCTGATAAGGATTTTACTATTCATGAACCAAGCAAGACTGAAATCCTTCAAATCATTGAGGACAGTAGAGAAGGTTGGAAAGACTCAACAGTTGAATTGATCAATTCTTACTTAAAGCCAGAACAGAATGTTATTAAATTTGATTACAGCCAAATCAGACCATTTGGCACACCAATTCAGACTTTTGGTGGAACAGCATCTGGACCAGAGCCTCTTATCAAACTTCATAACGCAATCCGCAAAATGTTTGATGGTCGTGCTGGTGAAAAACTTACAAGAAAAGACATTGCAGATATCGGTAATCTAATCGGTGTTTGTGTTGTCTCTGGAAATGTTCGCCGTTCTGCTGAACTTCTTATTGGCCGACACGATGATGAGCAATTCTTAAATCTTAAGAATTCAGAAGTTTTTCCAGATAGAAATTCATATGATCCAGAAAATCCGGGTTGGGCTTGGATGAGTAACAACTCTGTAGAAACTTTTGTTGGTAATGATCTATCTCATCTAGTGGAAAACATTGCTCTTAATGGTGAGCCGGGTGTTATATGGCTTGATATGTCCAGAAAGTATGGTCGTCTAATTGATCCGCCAAATAACAAGGATTGGCGTGTTGCTGGATACAACCCCTGTGCAGAGCAGTCTCTTGAGTCCTATGAGTGCTGTACGCTCGTTGAAACTTATTTAAATCGCCATGAGTCACTTGAAGACTATAAGCGTACTTTAAAGTTTGCATACCTCTACGCAAAGACAGTGACTCTTCTTCCAACACATTGGGAAAAGACAAATGCGATTATGCAACGCAATCGCCGTATCGGAACATCAATGTCAGGTATTGCCAACTTTGCTGATATTCACGGCATCCCTGTTCTTCGTGAATGGATGGATAGTGGATATGATGTTATTAAGAGATATGACAATATCTATTCTGAATGGTTTGGTATTCGTGAATCAATCAAGATGACAACCGTTAAGCCTTCTGGAACAGTTTCAATTCTTGCTGGTGAATCACCAGGGGTTCACTGGACTCCGGGTGGAGAGTATTTCCTTCGTGCAATTCGTTTTGCAAATGATGACCCAATGCTTCCTCTTTTTAAGATGGCAAACTACAGAGTTGAACCAGCTTCTGAGTCTCCAGACACAACAAGTGTTGTTTTCTTCCCTATCAAGTCTGATGCAAAGCGTTCTGAAAAGGATGTGACAATCTTTGAAAAGATGGCTATTGCATCAGTCGCTCAGAGGTATTGGTCTGATAACTCAGTTTCAGTAACAATCTCGTTTGATTCAGATACTGAGAAACAGTACATTGGAACTGTTCTTCACATGTATGACGGTCAGTTAAAAACTGTTTCATTCTTGCCTCAAGGAAACTTTACTTATCCTCAAATGCCATATACGCAAATTACTGAAGATGAGTATCGTGAAGATGGTTTGATGAAATTATTCCCAATTGATTTCGCCGGTGTCTATGCAGGAATGGCAGCAGATGCTGTTGGAGAAAGTTATTGTACGACAGATGCGTGTGAGATTAAACTCATTAAGGACAATTCTCAGTAGTTTTCTAATAAAAATGTACAGAGCATGTAGATAAAATATAAAAATTGATGTAGAATTGTACACATATGAGTTCAGATATGATTAAAAGTAAAAACATTTGGGTTCCTGAAAGAACTTTTGGTGTCTGTATTTGGATTAAAGAAGATGGTCTGCCCCTATCAGATGGAGATGGAATTCTTTCTGCTGAAGGGATGGTTAATGATCCAGCAATTGAAAAAAGAGTTGCAGAAGCCGCTAAATATTGGACAGGTAGTGAGGCCGGTTATGTTAGATGGATTCCTGGAGCAAGAAAAATTTCTGCATCAGAAAGAGATGATCAAGCAGAGCGTCTTGCAAACGGTCTTGTAGCAGATCCCTATGAAGACCTTTTTGATGAGTACTTTAAGAGGTAAAAATTTTGGATAACCGTATGACACATGTAGAAAATGAACCGATGGATGAGATTGAGGATATTTCCTATATATCAACAAATATTAAAGAAGAATCTGTTGATCCTTTTTCTGTTATTAAAATAGACAGTCTATCTCCAAGGATGAAAAGAAAAGCCTTAAGACTTCAAAAAAGACAAGAAGGAGAAGATGGCACTAAGTCTAAATATCTAGACCCAGAAGTAATTAACGGCTACTCTTTATGGGATATTGTAAATCCGCCGTATGATTTAGATAATCTTGCAAGACTCTATGATCAAAGCGCTATTCATTATGCATCAATCAATGCAAGAGTTATGAATACAGTTGGTCTTGGTTATGAATTTACTGAAACATTGAAATCTAGAAGAAAGATTGAAAAAGCTCAAGACAATCCAGCCAAGTTGGAGCGAACAAGAAAAGAATTACAAGATCTTCGTGAAGAACTTGACGAATTATTTGAAAGTTTTAATATTGAAGAAACACTTATTGAAACAATGATTCGTGTTTGGCAAGATTGTTTAACAGTAGGTAATGGTTATCTAGAAGTAGGAAGAAACAATTCTGGAAAGATTGGTTATATTGGTCATATCCCAGCAACAATGATTCGTGTCAGAAGAAAGCGTGATGGGTTCGTTCAGTTATCAAGAGCTAATAAAATTCAAGCAGTGTTTTTTAGAAACTTTCAAGACCTAGAGATGCAAGATCCTATCAATGGAGATCCTTCTCCTAATGAAATCATTCATTTTAAGATGTATTCTCCAAATAGCACATACTATGGAATTCCTCCTGCTGTTTCTGCTGCTGCAGCAATTATTGGAGATAAATTTGCTAAAGAATACAATATCGATTATTTCGAGAATAAGGCGATTCCTAGATATGCGATTATTCTTAAAGGTGCAAAATTAAGTAATAAGTCAAAAATGGAACTTGTTAATTATTTTAGAACCGAAGTTAAAGGTCGTAATCATGGAACATTAGTTGTTCCAATTCCATCAAACATTGGAAGTGATTCTGATATTAAATTTGAAAAGCTAGAAGCAGGCGTTCAGGATGCTTCTTTTGATAAATATCGTAAATCCAACCGTGATGAAATCCTCATTGCAAACAGAGTTCCAGCACCAAAGGTCGGTGTTTACGATAACGCAAACTTGGCTGTCTCTAGAGATGCGGATAAGACATTTAAGATTCAAGTAATTGGACCTGATCAAGCTGTTATTGAAAAGAAAATTAACAGACTTCTCAGCGAGTTTACAGACATGCTTCAGTTTAAGTTGAAGAAGATTGACTTGCTTGACGAAGATATGGAGTCAAGAATCTACGACAGATACTTGAGAACAGAAGTCGTAAGTCCAAATGAGGTTCGTGCAAAAATCGGTCTACCAGAAAAATCTGGTGGAGATGAGGTTTTGCCATTCCCAACAAAAGTTAAAAAAGAAGACTCTGCTGGGGCACCAGTTGGAAATTCTAATAATGCTGCAAGCAATCCACCAAAATCAAGAGCAGATTCAGGCGCAGAGCCTACTGGATCAAGAGAAAGTGGAGATCAAGCAGAGAGAGGTCAGAATCAAGATTCTGGCGACAATGTAGATACCACAAAGGTATTTGAAGGAGAAAATAATGAGTGATCAAACTTTAGTCTACTCAGACACAAGCGTTACGAGCACTGACAATGTTGTTAGTATTGGAAGACATACATCTTCTATTAAATTTTATAATGCTAGTAATACAACAGATGCTGTTATTGAAGTTAATGGAGGTCCATTAAGAGTTTTAATCCCATCAACTGCTGAAGGCAATGCTGGCTATGTTGAACTTTATGGAGATTATACAAAATTTCAAGTAATCACATCTGGTGTAACAATTGCTGTTATGGCTTTTGGTTAAAAACAAAAAAAATAGTGTATAATTATTAATTACGAGGTCTTTATGGAAAATTTTAATTTATCTTTCCCAATTGACATGATCAAGAAAGAGGAAAGAATTGTTAGTGGTATTGCTACTGCTGACAACATTGATAAATCTGGCGATATTGTCGAATTTGCAGCATCTCTTGAAGCCTTTAAGAATTGGGGTGGAAATATCAGAGAAATGCATGCACCAATTGCTGTCGGTAAAGCTATTAGCTACGAGCCTGTAGAGATTACAGGTGAGGATGGTGAAAAGTATAAAGCAATTAAAGTAAATGCTTATATTTCAAAAGGTGCCCAGAATACTTGGGAAAAAATTCTTGATGGAACCCTTAAGGCTTTTTCTATTGGCGGTAAGATTATTGAAAAAGCAGAGTCTACAGAAAAAATGTTTAGAGGTAAACCAGCTAACATTATTAAAAAATATACTTTAGGAGAACTTAGTTTAGTAGACAATCCAGCGAATGCCCTTGCTATTGTCGACATTGTGAAAATGGATATTGATGGCAATCTTGATTACATCCTTGATTTAATTGAAGATTTAGACTTTGATTTAGAAAAAGCAAAGCAACCACTTAAAGATCCAAAAGGTGGTCTTACTGCCGCAGGTCGTAGACATTTTAAGC